ATCCTCAATATAGGTTAAATCTTTCGTAAAGTTCTTTTTAGCAAATAATTTATACTTTATAGGATTATTAGTCTTATTAAAAGTAAACGGCGCAGTATATCCACCAGCCTGAGTTTTCTCTAGATCTATTGACCACAACCCAATATTGTATATACCTCCAAACGCATTTCCCAAAATTAGATCTCCAACAAAAGTGCCCGAACCAATTGAAGTATAATAAGTAATCACCCCAGTATTAGAAACATTAGCTGCAGAGGAAGAAGAAAATCCTTCACAGGTATCTCCCCCGTCCGCACTAGCAATGAAACCATATCTATCTACTTTCCCATAATAATTATAAAACGAACTAGTGTCTGCACTAACTACCAAGTTAGCGGTAGGGTTAGCAAGGAAATCAGCATCAAAACTAGATACATAATAACAAGAAGTCGTAAGGTCCGTAGAAGAGGGGCCATAACACCCCAAAAATAGTGCCGGGAAATTACTCACACTTGTTTCAGCTTCATTTGACCATGCCGAAGCTGAAGCACCGTACTCTAACTGAGCGTGACTCAAATATATATGTTTTTGGAGTAGTTGTGGGGCTAGATCATTATCATCCTTATCGTCAGGAATGGATATATATACGATAAGTTTATTATCAAGAACCTCTTTCCCAGTAGAGAATGAAATAGTTGCTCTATACCAAGTACCCGTTGTTGTTAGTTCAGTATCAGCATATCCAGCAAGCTCAATATCAGTACCTGCCTCTTGAACTCTTAATCTAATAGAGGATAAATCATTTGACCCATCTCCATCTACCCGTCTACAATAAATACTGAAAGTAAATTTCTTCTCTGAAATATCTTCTGGAAATTCAACAATTTGTCTTATCCAAGAAGTAGTTCTTGAAAAATCAATTAGTGAGTCCGACTCCTTTGAATTCATTCTAGCCACTTGTACAGTACCAGGAAGACTACTTGGAGGGGCTAGTACTGAGGAAGGAACATTTACTACCTCAGTTAAATCGTTTTTTATATTCACCCCCCAAATCCCAGGTTCAGCATAGTCTACATCAAAATCTAATCTATTAGGATAAGAAAGCCAGTTATAATTTCCAGATGCCCCAGACCCAACATTAAGTACCCCAGATAAAGTATACCCGTTGTTAGATGTCCCGTATTGAGCAAAATTTAAATTCTGGCCGAACTCTAACCCCCGAATACCCAACTCCCTTTCTATAGCAGTCAAAGCTTTATCTACTAATTTAATATCTTCTGGTTTTGGCGCAACGCCCTTAAAATTTGGAGGAGTATAACTAGAAGTTGTTGCAGACGATACAGCAACCCTAATAATACCATCTCTTTCGGTTTGGGTAACTGCGGAGTCTATTCCTGTAACATCCCTATCTTCGGCCTTCTTCCAATAATGTGCGTTCTGTAAATAGGCTTCCCTAGGCTTTCCAAATGACAGAGCTTGAACAATATAGTTAGAAGTATCTAATAAGGCACTTGTGCTGGTAACTTCCGCCAAACTAGGAGAAACTGTCATCAAATCAGCAAGTAATTCCGATGCCCCATCAACAACTAGATTCTCCCCCTCCTGGACTAATTCCTGGTTTGGTTTCCCATAATTTTTATAAACTTCTATTTTTCCTTTTAACATTATAAATCATCAAAAACTAAACTAGAGACCTGGAAATTACTATTTTTNCCTGGAGAATACCAATCTGGGTGGGCTCTATAATTCAACCTACTTCCACCATCTAATCCATGAACTGAAGAAGTACCCGAATCAAACGGATCTACAACAAAGGTGCCACTAACTGTTGGACCATTAGTAGCCCATATAGATATGTCCCTAGCATAATCATCAGCATCAACACCAGACACCAGCAAATTAGTTCGGTAATTTGGTGTCCAAGGACTTAAGCCTCCCCGCTCTAGCTGTGCATAACCAACAAAAATATAATCATTCGTACTCCAGCCCATAGATTCCCAAAGCATACAGGATAAGGATAAAGAGCTTCCATCATACGGCGCAGCGGAAGTTGGTGTAAAGGTTATAGCCCCCCTAATCCAACCATCAATAGAAAATTCTTCATGGTCTGTTAACACTACTGTCGATATCAGCTGCCCTGGATTGCCCCATCTTGCAAGCAACTTAATGTTTGCCAACTCCCCGTCCTCAGCTATAGCGCCCGACAACTGAAAGCCCTTCTTTAGATATATACTAAAAGTATAAGTTTCTCCTGAAACAGCGTGATCCAAAGTCACATCCAAACCAATGCCAGATGCGTCAACCAGCGAAACAGGCAGTAGTAACTTGTGTCCTTCCGAGGTTTTTTGTCTTGTTGCTCTACCTATATTATCTGCTGATGGAGTCAAGAAAGTTTTCGTAGCCTCTTCCCCAACAACTGCCATATTTATAGTCGTAATAGAATGCTCGTTAGTTTTAAAATTAGAAAGATCGTTAAAGTACCTTATTATAGGCAGTAATTCCTGCTTAGAAATAGGAATATTTCCATTAGCTACTGGAATATTAGTACGCTCATTTAAAGTTATATCTTTTAAAGATATTGAATCTACAATAAGATAACTGTCTTCCGCAGTAGGCAAGGTAAATATCTCAATATTATAATTTTGATCACCTCTATGGATCTGGTTGTGATTAATATAGTAAGAATCTTCTAATGCTAACGGCAGGTTTCTTGTAGAAAACTTAACTACATAGTCCCTAAACATAGAAGCAGTTATCCTTGAGAAGGCTGTATAAGAAAAATTATTATCCGTAATAATCCCCTCCTCATCAAAATCTATATCTCCCCCAAGAATACAGTGTTCTTCTTCTGTTACCTCGCCCTCACCAGAAAGAGTGGTAGTAAATACATAACTTTGCGCCGCTACAGCAGCGTACCCACTCCTACTATTTGTTGTGCTTGTATCTGCCTGCCTCCAATCATAATTAAATATATCATGACCCACAGCACTTGGAGAAGGATACCAATACTTACCCTCCTCATCATCAGTATGAATCCACACTCCAAACGGCACAGGAGCTAAACGATCTTCACCATAAAGCCCTGCTGCCCGAACGGTCAGCTCATACTCATGTTCTGGAATTAACAAATTACTTACAGTCGGACCCACTTGCGCGGACGCAGCAATTGGCCCAACAAGCAAATCTCCACTTACGCTTGTGCCCGTCTGCTTTATCCACCTATTAAAGTCTGTGGCATCAAAACTATCGTTTGGTTTACTTGTATCCCCCAAAATATTAGAAGTGCTAGAATCTTCCCAACTAGGATTTAAAAAGTCCTCCTCAGACAACCTAGCCTGAGCAAGATAATAATAATCGTCATTCTCCCAAGTATTTAAAGTTACTGGGTCAAACTCATCCGAAGGGAATGCTTGAACAAGAATCCCTATACCTCCGTCATAATTGCCGCCCGCAGCAAATCTTGTTGAAAAAGTATGAGTTATTGAGGCTCGTAAATATTCCGAATCATATTTATGTTCCCAGAAAAACTCTTTTGCTGTATAGGGTACTGAAGTATCTTCCCCAGAAACAAAATAAGTGCCATCAAAAATTTTATCAGTACCACTAGTCTCAAATAATGCTACTCTAATTCCCGGTGTATACTTACCTGAATACTTACCTACTTTTGCGTATACTGAAAAAGTAAGCGTTTGACCAGAAACACTACCGCCGGGGGGAATTACCATTAGAGCTACCCCCCCATTATTATTATCCTGGTAAATTATTTTGTCGCCGCTTACACTATATTGTTCCTCATGATATCCTTTATTTTTTAAATCAAACTTAATTCTAGTTGATCCTGCCTTATCAGAAGCTAGTTTTATAAGAGTATTATTAATTAAAAAGTTCTCTGATCCTGCTTTAGCGTATTCTGGGGCAACCTTAATAATAGAGAAGTAGTTCTTTTCGGGGCTTACTCCTGAAGTATAAATTAAATCTACACCATCTATGATATTATCATTTCTAAACTCGTAATCATTTACATAAAGGTTTGTTGAATCGCTGGCAACATAAGTACCCATTTGCATGCCACTAGAATCATTAGTAAATACATTTCCAGAGGCCCCCGTTAGTTTACTAACAACCTCAATATTATCAGCTACGCTAGAAGCAGTAGGATCTTTTTGTTCAACCCCAGTAACAAGATCACCTACTATTGTTTTGGGTTTATCTATAACCTTACCTAATTTTTCAAAGTTAGCATTATAAACTAAGGGTCCATAAGTATGAGAAAAAATATTAGGAACAGATGCTTGATTTTCTAATAAATGTTTATTAAGTTCATGCTTATTAAAATACTTAGCATAATCATGGTATAGTTTATGAATCCCTCGACCAAACTTAAAGTCTTCATAAACATCATAAGAACTAACAGAACTTCCCAAAACATTAGCATAAGAAGTAATAAAATCTACATCAGACACATCAAAAGTAACTTCTCCCCTTGTTTCCTGTTGGTTTTGGTAATATGCTGAAGCCTCCAAAAGTTGCTTTTTTTCTAAAAGCTTGTGCATCTCTACAATGATCTCTGGGGTTTCTCCTCTTGTAGTAAACTCATGACAACCACTAAAGGTAAAATCTCTAATATTATCCTGAGTATCCCCTCCCCTACAAGGGAAAGTATTACTCACATCAATATCAAAATAAGTAGAGGAGGATCCTAAATTTTCGCACGGGTCATATACTGGGTGCAAATTATGGACATCTGAAGCCTCTTGGAATCTTGCAGCAGAGGGTGTATATCCCAGGGGGATCCACCCAATATTTGAGGCATCAGAGATAGACTTCTCCAACGCAGAAGGAGATAGTAACGGGGGCATATTATCCCCACCCCTATAATACGCTCCATTATGAGGGAGTAAGTGCTTATAATTTCTCCTTCTAATAGAGGCTCTAGGAGCAGAAATTACAGAGGTTGTACTTATTTGATAATCATCAATATTATCAGCCTCGGTTCTAACAAATGTGTGGCCAGTACTATCAGAACCGGATATAGCATAGTTTCTTCCTACATCCCCCGAACCAACAAATACCTCATCACTATAATATGCAAGGTTTGGACAGGCGATTTCAAATGTACCTAAAGAATCAACAACAGTTGATACTGTTAATGATATATTAGGGATGGCGTGTGCTGGAACCACTTGATCAATTGCGTGGGCCACCTCCCTAATAGCTAATCCAGAATCTTTAGTTATGATATCAAGTCTTTCAAAATCAAAAGAAGAAGTATAGAAAGGTAATGCAAAGTGGGAGGATTTCCCATTCCACAAACTTAGATATTCAATTTTTTGCTCTGAGGGGTTACTTAGTAACTCAGCATAATTAGGGGCCTGCTCCAAACCAGAGGTAAAGAATAGCCAAGCATTATCAATATAAAGAATAGACTCATTTTCTTCTAACTCTCTTCTAGAAACATACTTATTAATATAATCAATTAATGCTTCTCTTAATGGTTTTCTTACACCAAAACAAAGTAGAAGTGCTTTTAGTCGTTCTAATAATGCAGTAGAAACCCCGGTATGTTCGTAGTACCTCTCTTCTTCCCAAGGAGGCATTGGAAAGTTTCTACCTCTATAGTAAAAGATAAATTTTTCATGCTCATTAAAAAACTTATCACCAAGCTTAAAATGATCTGGGAATTTCTGAGTTAAATCGTAAATTATAGTATCTACAGCGTAGCGTAGATTTAAATCCATGTCCTCATAACTATAATTTTGAACTCCTAGTGTCCTGGAAATCTCAGGGGTCCAACTTCTAAATCTATTTTTGAATAAAATAGAGTCTGTGGCTAAAGCATAATAAATTAAGTTTGGAATATAAGATTCATATAATTCATATAAATTATCACCGCTTACAGCAACAGTATCTGAACCGAAAACAAGGTTCACTAAAGTTTGAATAGATTCCTTTGTTCCTTTTCGCTTATATATGGATACTATGTGTCTAAGTTGGGTTCTCCATCTCCTAGTATCATTACCTAAAAGNTTCCACCCAATCAAATCTGCCATATAAGGAAGTAGCTCCTCTGGGCATCGTTCTATATCATATAAGAACTTTATTAAATCCGCTTCTGCTGTGTTATCCGCAAGCCCATAACTTATAGCTCGCAAAAACTTATGCATCGGCCCCACAGGAATTTTGCCCTCTTCTAAAAGTCCCGCATCCTCATAAGATTCAAAGGCATCCCTTACAAAAGTATCTTTAATATTAAACCTATCAGAAGAATAAATAATACCAACTAAGGTTTTCAGCTTTTCTAGGTTCTGTGTTCCACTAGTCCAAGTCCCTACCCCAGAAGTATACGAATCTACAACTAACTTAGAATCCACCTCAGGATAGAAATTATTTCTCCACAAATATTCTTGAAAACACTTAACTCCATCAGTGATAGTTATGTGATCACCATCATAAAGAGTGCCTAAAACATCAATAATGGTAGAAGAGGGNGCATAACCATTTCCTCCACCCNCAGCATAAGGTCCAGTATTAAGAAACCAAAACCAAGACAGTGAGTTAGTCAAGTAGCTTCTTGTAGCTGATAAAGAGTTTCCAAAAACACTACTTGTGTCAGTATGAAGTGTTNNTGAAGAAGCAGCTAAAGTAGGAAGTAGGGTTCCACTCAAATAACTTATAAAAGCATCTTTTGTTTTATACTTAGAATATGCAGTTTTTAGTGGGGCTAAAATCTCTATTTCAAAATCATAAGGAGTAATATCAGTTCTATTAGCAGCAACATTAAAATAAGGAGCTATTCCAGATAAGCTATTAACCTCTGTGTTACCCAACAAGTCCGAGATATTTTCTGCTGCTATAATATGTGAATTAATTAAATCATTATATACATCCTCCCCCAGACCGCTTAGATTTATATCTTCCTGTAAATAATTTCCTGGGACTATACTTTCAACGACATCACTATAGTTTCGTTTAAAGTATATTTGGGGCTTCCCACCAAAATCACTAGGATGAGATATATTAGACATATTCTATATTTACAGTAGCATTATTTAGTTGGATAATCTCATTAAAGTCCGTTGTAATATCGTCCTCTATATTATCCACAGTTGAATATCTTACCTCTTTCAAAGAGGAGAATATCTCTCTATTTAACTCTCCTAAAACTAAGGTTTTTCCAAAATCCATATTGTTTACATCAAAGAAAGATTTAACAATCCTCATAATTTTTTGTTTAATTACTTCTTCAATTGCGCGAAGCTCTTTATCAACTCTAGATGTGATTACTAAATCTACAGTCCTTATTACTCCATCTACAATTACAATATCATCAGTAACCATTCTTAATGGATCAATATCATCTAAAAGTTCTTTTTTGTATGTGGGAGAAGCTTTTTGTAGTTGTAGGTCTGATGCTTTCTCTAAGGTATAGATATCAATAACATTCCCCGAACTGTAAGCCTTTCTAGTAGCAGCTAAAGCCTTACCAGTCTTTCCAGTAGTACTAACAAACCTATTACAAAAAGAAGTATAATCTTCTAATGTTACTAGCCTATTTATCTGCTTAAATGCTAATGGTCCGTATTTTTTAGCGTGTTCTAGGGTTTCTGCGTCTGCGCCGCCCGTAGCCATAGAAATGTTTTCTACTATACCGCTATCAGGACCAATAGTAATAGGAACATTTATAACCTCACTTTTAATATTCCCCCTAGTTCCTCCGCCCACTCGATAATTCACAAAATACTTAGCCCCTGTTGGGGGCGAGTTCGCCGCTACCCCATCCCCAAATACGATAGTAGCCCCATGAGTATCATCGTACACTATTTGATATTTATTTGTTCCAGAAGTGCTATCAAAATATAAATTCTCTACATAATCCCAAGAGCCGACAATAGACTCATCTAAAGAAGAAACATAAACATTAACACTACCCTCAATTACAGGACTTTTGTTAAGAGAAATTCGTTGCACAGTATCTAAGGAAGTAAACTCTCCTTCTTCTGTAATAAAAGCTCCCTCTAACAGAGCCAAATTAGTG